GTGTATTAGTAACTGCACCCACAGAAAACCCCCCAACGCGAACCGTTCGCGCTAGGGGGGCTTCTCTCAAACCTTCAGCAGATCTACCGTCTGTCCTGCCTGCCTGCCTGCCTGATCTGTTTGGGTGCTACAGCTTCAGCAGCCTATCATTGATTTCGTCTAGCAGATCCCAATTTTCAGCAAGTTCACGAATAGCAGATTGCAGTGTGAAATATTCGTATCTGTAAACGGTAGTCATATACGAATCTTTGCCTTCGTCACGCGAATAACTCTGCATAACGTGTTTTTTGCGCGTTGCGATTTCAAACAGTTCATCAAGTGCGCACAGCCGTGTTTCTCGCTCGATCTCGTTATAGATCTTCATCTTGTGATCATGCAGGATCTTTTCTTTGATAGGCTCGATGTTGATATACATGCTGCAGCCTTTATCGTTGACGTACATAACATCAAACGTATCATATTCGATATCATATTCTTCTTTCAGTTCGTTCATCAGTTCATCACGAATCTCTTTGTTTTCCAGCATCTTTCTATCCTTTCATACGTGAATAACTCCAACACCAACTATTATACATAAATTGTTTACAGTGTAAACCATATTTGTTAAAATCTTTTTGTCAGACAAATTTATAGATTGGAGAATGTATGTCGTATTACGTTGAGCTAGATTTTTCAAAAGATTATGAAGGCCAAAATTTCGAAAATGGAATAGGTGAATTGTATGAATTAATAGACGCTGTGCGAGGTGTTGCGAAACTCATTGATACACCTCAAAACATACCAGGTACAGATTGTCCCGCTGGTAAATGTTCACAATGTAATGAATTAGTACCTAATGATTCTATTTATTGTTGTTATTGTGGTGCAAGATTTTTAGATGATACAGATGCAAAGTAAAGGGGTTTCCAATGACGCTAGTTTATACGATCGACTTAAGTACTGCCAACATCACAACATGGAAGGGGTTAACTAAATTGATATGTACAGAATTAACAGGTTTGATGAATTGGGTAAAAGTATTAACCGATAACGATATATCTGGTTATACGATTTCATTTGCTTATAAAATGAAATATTAGGGGGTTTAAATGAGCGAGTACATCATGGACATGCAGTATGATGTTGCCAATGGCACGTTCTCAACTGTCAAGCGCGAGGAAATCGTGCGATGCAGAGATTGTAAGCGTTACATTCCGCAAGGTACATTCAGCTTCAATGATGGCCCGATTATCAAAGATACATGCGATGTTATCAGGGGCTTTGTCGTGCAAATAGATCCTAATGGCTTCTGTGCATGGGGTGAGCCGATAGGCAAACAATCGGATTGAATGAAGTAAAGATGTACGCTGTATATAAAGGTGATGAACTGCTATTCATTGGCACATGCGAGGAAATAGCCAAACACTTTAGCATCAAACTCGCATCTGTGAAATGGCTGTGTACACCTTCAGCACATAGGCGATCAGATAAATGCATGAAAATCTATTTTGTAGGTGATAAGGGGTTGTTCTAATGGAGCGCATAGTAGATGTTAGTGAAAACAAACAAGTGATGATTTTCAGGCAAGAAGAAATTATCCGTTGTCATAATTGCGAATATTACAAAAGACATGAATTCGACTATCTGAATTGGTGCAATTATTGGTGCAGCTTTGATATAGACGCATTTGGTTATTGCTCAAAAGCTAAAAGAAGGGAATTTGAATAATGGAAGATTACAAAACGCGAATGATTATTGAATACGTTGAGCTGAACAGCAGAATACACAAGCTCGTTAAAGCAATTGACAAGATTAAACGAGGTGATTTTATCCCTGATACACCATTGGAAATACTCAAACGGCAATTATCGGAAATGATAGCGTACAGAAACACGCTAATCGTGCGTGGCTATTATGAGCAGGTTCGTTTGTACGAATACGATAACATCATCGTTTGATTAATAGCCAAATGAAAATATACAGAATTGGAGAATGAAACCATGGAAGATTATCAGAAAAGACTTATTGTCGAATATATCGAAATTAAGGAACGCTTAAGCAGGTTAAGCGATTTTCTAGATCGTGTTAGCGACGGTGAAGCATTCACAGATTGCCCGTTTGAATTGTTGACAGAACAAGAAAAGATTATGAAAAGATACAAAAACATATTAATCAATAGAAGCTATTACGAACACATACCGCTATATGAATATGATAGCGTCAAACTTGATGATAATGATATAAACGTGACTATCTAAAAGTATTTAGAAACGAAAATGAAAAAACCCCTGCAAGCGTCTACAGCCTGCAGGGGTTTTCGTTATCGGTTCTATGCCTTATTAGATTCGCGGGATAGCTTGGAATTGTTTAAGATTACCGTTCATGTAGTTGCTACAGGCTGGCATGTTAGACATAGTACTATAGAACTGTGCCTTAAACCTGTTTTCAGTGCTATCAGTGATAACGTGCATCAACCAAGGCACGTTGAAGTAACCACCACCACCAGCAACACCGCTATTGGTACTAAGCAATTGACAGACCGATGACAACGTATAATCAAAGTACGTCATATCGCGAAAAACGTTTACATCACCTGTAATGAGCGCATCAAAGATACTGCCGTTACCATTGAAATTCGCGCTTTGCGCGGTAGTGAACGTGTATTCACCATGCAAATAACCACCGACGATATTACCCGTCATATTCCCTGCTGTAGTCCAGAATTCGGGAATATAGAACTTCAGGCTATTAGATGATGTGGCTGCTACAGGCGTTAAAACAAGATTGCGCATAGACTGGTAGTTAGAATCAGGCAAACCGAAAAGCATATTGTGAACATGTCGTGCGACAACATGCTGTCCAGTCTGGTTAGGGTGATAGCCATCAGACGCATAATAACTTTCGCTCATAAGCGTACCAATTGCGTTAACGAGAATCGGTTTTTTGCCTGTGATCTCACGCAACCCAAGTTCGCAGGCGTGTTCATGCACTTTGTTACTGTAGGCATGAGCAAAGATAGACGTAAGATTTGCGTTACCAGAACCGAACCAATCGATCACGACATTTGCATATGGATAGTTTGCGTTGATGTACTGCATAAGCGCGGCAATACCGTTTTTGTAATCGGCAGAATTCGAACTATTGTCATTCCAGCCACCACCGATATAGATGAGCGTTACAGCTTCTTTGTTCGTGACAGTGCTTTCCAGCGTCCGTAGCTGCGACAGATACGTATAGGTGCCAGTAGTCAAACCGATACCACCACGCGAAGAATCATATACAGTCGTTCCCAAACCCTGCAAAGAAGGTTTGACGATATTAATCCAGCTCGTTACATTACCGTCTGGACTATAACCCTGACCCCAAGAATCACCGATGAAAATAACACTTTTTCCGAGTTTGCTAGGAAGTACGGCATTTTGCGCGATGCGTTCGCTAGTAACCCAATTATTAGCCATGATAGCGGTAATTGCGTCGGTATTATCGTCTACATCTTCACGCAAAGTTGCATCTGCGTTCTGTCGTGCTGTGGTTTCGTCGGAAATATCGCTAGTATTTTGCGTGATACGTCCGTCGAAAGTAGCGACTTCCGCGCGGTACTGCTCAACCTGCGCGTTATAGTTTCCAGTCATTGCCCAATAAGTAGTATTGGTAATCTCAATACCTGTTGGCACTGCCTGCCTGCTGGTGTAGCTGTTTCCCTGATAGTAAACAACAGTCAATGGCTCGTATGTTTGCGTGCTATCCCATTCCAGTGGATCAGCGAAAAGCGGTACATATCTCGCGCCTATATATTCCCTATAAGTCATTTTTCTAGTTCCTTCCCTTTAGCTGTTCGTCGGTGGTGTGTACAGCGTAATCATAATATTATCAAGTCTCTGTGTCGCGTCTGCTAGATTCGTGGTAGCTGTTGCGAGATTAGTGCTAACTGTGGTTAGCTGGTTTCCAAGCGAGACGATACTAGCTGCATTCGTCTCAATGTCTGCTGTATTGTCTGAAACATCATCAGCAAGCGCGTTTAGCTGGTTGCGCAATTCTGAAACATCGCTATTAGTAACACCTGTTTCTATCCAATAATCAGTGTTGGTGATGGCAGTGCCAGCAGGCACGTTCTGCACAGCGGTATATGCTTTCTTGCCTATGAAAACAATAGTATTAAGCTCATAGGCTGTTTGTTGGTTCCATGCAACAGGCACGGCAAAAGTTAGCGTATTCGGCATTCTAATCACCATCTACCGCATAAAGTGTATTCTTAATATTTCTAACGTCACGATAAAGACCCACAGCGGCATTAGGGCGCACGATTTCGGGTGATTGATCCACGTTATAAGTCTGGTCTACATCGTAACGAAGTATAAGCCTGCCATATGTGTCTAGCGCGTAATCTGCACCAGTGTCGAAAATCACATCTTCCCAAGCAGAGCCAACAGGGATATACGCGACAAATCTACCATCTAGAGTAAGTCCAAAGAACACTTGTCTAACGTAAGTGCTGATGATATCGGGCATGTGCTCTATGATCCATTCGTTTAGCTGCTGTTCGTAGTAGTCCAAAAATCCCGATTCTTTGAACTGCTCGAATTCTGCTGCAAGTTCGTCTAGCTCTTCGATATCGTCGCTGAATTCTTCGGCGATGTAATCGGTATAGCAAATCAGCTTGTTCAGCAGTTCGAACATGTTGAGAATACGTTGTTCTTGGCTGCGTACATTCCAATATAGTTTTGGAATTGTAGGCACAAACTGCGTGAAATTCCAAAACGGCGGGATTGGTCTAGCTGCGTTGCTGCAGTTCTTTTCTTGCATGTGTCTCACCTTCTAAAATGCGTTTGCGTTCATAGTATACAGACCGATAAACATACTTTCTAGTTCGTCGCATATAAGCGCATCAACAGAACGGAATTTAGAAACGAAATCGTCTAGCGCATCGACTAATTTTCCCTCTTTGATACGTTCGTATTCTTCATCTTCACCATCTGAAATATAATCGGCATTACCCGACAAAAGCGTTTCAGGGTAATCACTTCCAATTGTTCTGCGTTTGTAGTATTCATCTTCCGTTTGCAATGGATTGAAACCGTCCTCTATGCGCTGATACATAGGTATGTATTTAGGCATAAGCTCATAGACAAGTTTGCGCTTGAGCATAGTAGCCCATTCATAGAACGGTTCTATGCTGATTTCCCTGAACCTGAAACGCTCAACGAAATACGCGCAGAAGCGTTCGTATTGTTCTTCGTTATAGGCTGCTTCTTTCCAGTCCAGTTCTTGCATAGTCCAATCAAACAAACCTACTTCGATAAGTTCGCCTAACTGCACAGTGTAAACAGCATTCCATATATTATTGCCTGTGAAATTGTTCAATTTTTCAATATCTATCGGAATGCGTTTATTGCTATCTGTAAAAATTTCATCAATATTCGGCATTTTCGTCACCTGCTAACAGTCCGTCTTGCGCTAGTGATTCGAGATTGTTTGTGTAATTGAAATTATACGATTCGAAATCATCATTGAAGTACACATAAGTTTCGCTGAACGTTTCAGGCGAGATCTTGCGCAACTGATCGCAGAAGTACCGTCTAGAATCAAGACAGTTCTTCAAATTAATGTTTGTAGGTGCAGAATTCGCGCGTGCTTCATCTTCTATCATGCGTTCGCCTTTCTCAAACGCAAGATGTGGGATACCGATAAAAAGAAGGTACTGATTCAACACGTTTTGATACCCTCGCGCTAGTTCCTCTACGATTAGATCTACATTCGTATTGATTGCGAACACGTTAGATTCTTTTAGATCCAAAAGGGACTTATCACCCAAAATAGCAGGTTCGAAACCAGAAACTTGTTTGAAGATGTTAAACAGCTCCAAACGTTTTTCCTGTGGTGCAACCATGACAAAGGGTTTGTGCTGGTGAAAAAGATTAATATCCTCCGTGCGCTGATACGCTGTAAGTTTGTTAGCGTACATCTGTATAGCATTCCATGGGTTGAGCCTCGTTTGCGAGTAATAGCACAATTCGCCTGATGCAGGCGTGACGCTATATTGCGTTTGATTCATACCAGATGCGAACCATTTAACAGGGATACCATACTCGTTAAATTCGCCTGTTGGTGATGCCATGAGCGTTTGCCAGATATCGGGCGTGCTTTCGCTGTGGCAGATCGTCGCTATACCGCATCTGTGCAATTGCCATTCAAAAAACCTTGCATCGCATGTATCTGGCAAGCCTACCCATCTAAAACGATTCACAGCAAGCGACAACAGCAAATCGCGATTTGTCGAATAACATAGTTGATTGAATTGTTCGCTTTGCCAGAATTCGGGATTGCTCTGTCCTCTGTTCTTTTTCCTGCTCATTTTTATATTCCATTCTCATAGATCGATACGCGCCCTATGTCATCGGGATTACTCCACACAGTAACACCACCGAATAAGAAGAATCTGATTTTATCCATATACATATCTGGAACGTTCAAACCCTTTACCCAAAAATCCGATAGTTTCCAGTATGTAAAATGTTTTCCTATGCACCAATCTCCATTGAATGCCCATTGCTGATTGAGCCTATAGCCATAACGCAAAAATTCATCGCCTGCATATGCGATACCCGCATTAGATTGCGTGATGATATTAGCCAAAAGCATTTTAGGCTTTGTTGTGACGCTATCGACGTTCACAGGTTGCGCATATTCAAAAGGTGCGCGCATACCTGCGTCGCGCTCCCTGTTCGCAATAGCTGCAATAGCGTTGTTTTGAACATTAGTTGCGTTCGTGTTCTGCGTCGTTTTAGTTGCCAGCGCATTCGAATCGCCTGTGTTTTTCGTTCTAATTGCCGTACCTGTTAAATTCATTGCAGGTATAGACGCATCTAGATTTGAATAGCCTGAAGGCGTGCCAGAATTAACCGTTTTGGCTGCAATGTTCCCACCTTTTATTAATTTCCTCGAACTGTCTGCAGACCAATTACCAATTGCAAGCGAATCGTGCGCAAGCTGGTAATTCAAACCACCACCGAAATTACCAAGTGAACCAGTCCATGTATCACCAGCACCAGAAGCAGTGAAAGCAGTACCATAAATGTTTGTAGCCTGCCACGCATTCAAACTATATGAATACTGTGCTTTGTTGATGTTAACGTTTTGCTGATTTTGTGCCATTGTGGCAGATGCGCCAAACGAGACTATAGAATTAGCTATAGAACCTGCTGCATTTATAGCACCAGTAGCAGCACCAACACCAGCACCAACGGGGCCACCTGCAGCACCTACAAAAGCACCAGATGCAACAGATCCAACGGAATTAGACACAGACGTTAGTGCGAGTTTATCCGCGCTTGTCTGCACGCCTGCAGCGATATATTCGTTATCCATACCGACATCTTTACCAGTCTTTTTAGCACCTTCGAAAAGCTGTGCGGCCATGGTATAAGATTCAGCATGTTTGTTTGACGATGCTTGCGCGTTCATCGCTCTAGATTCATAGTAGGTAATATCAGCAGCATCTTTAGCGTTGTCGCATACTGTAGCATTTAACGCTGTGGCGTTTGAATATGCTGTGCTAGCATCGTTATCCGTGTTCGTTTTCAACGTCGTATAATCATTGATTAGCTGCTGTTTCTCAAACCAGAAATCAAAATCGTTCTGTTTGTGCGCGGACTGAATAACTGCAAATTGCGGTACTGCCCAATTCCATTGCAGACCCCATGAATTACCGTCAATCGTTAGTGTATTGTTGTCTAGGGTTTTGAAGTCGATAACTGCAGAACCCTTAGACGCACCGTTTATATACGCGCTTATATTGATAGCGGGAAATACGGCATTGAGCATAAAACTCAATTCAAGACGGCCTTGCGTTTCCTCAATGCGAATCTGTCTGTTATTGCCGTTTTCGTCGGTAATTTCCAACCATGAATAGGGAAATGTGTAAAGCTTTGCGAGATTTTCGTAACGTCTGCCAAAATTGAACATTCCTTTATCGAAGTCTAGAAATATCTGTGTTTGTCTGTCCTTCGCCTGCACTGTGTAGCATGTAGTTTGCGCGAAAGTAAAAGAACCACCAAATGATAGCAGCGATGCAGGACACACAAAAACCGATTTCACGCACTGTTTAACCTGTGGTGCGTATTCATCGATAGCAGCGCAGAACGTGAGATATTGCGACGATTCGATAGCTATATAATCGTAGTTTGGCACTTCATTAGATATATACGCGCTTTGCGCGTGCGCATTCCATGAATCGCTATGCATCGTTCCGAAACTAACTGAAGGATCTACCGTTAGCACTAGCACCACGTACATATTGCCCACGTCGAAAACTTTAGATACTGCAGGTTTGCGTATAGCAGCACTGTTATCGTTAACGCTATCAGGTTCTAACAGGTATTGTGAATTGTCGATAGGATCTGAAAGAAATAGATCTGCGGGCATTTCAAACAAAGGAGCATGCCCACGTTCAAGAATCATATACGGGATATCGATATCGTAGATGAACGTTTGCCAAGCATCATTCATAAGATGCAGCTTCGTGCTATTCGGACTTAAAAACTCTACTTCACGAATGAACCAGAACCATTCTTTCAAACCTTTATCGTTTTCGTATTCAACAGGTGACGCATCGTTTGCGAAAAGATGATATTGCACGACAAGATAGTTATATCTTGACGCGATATCAAAAGGCAAAGGCACGACAATTTCATTGTCTCTATGCAGATCTTTGTATTTGCTTTCCCATCTGAAACATTCATCATCTGGAATGTTAGCAAACCATTTGTCACGTTCTTCAGCAGATCCGAAATAGACAACGTTGCCGATGCCCGAAATAGTGCGATTGCCTATATGCGCTTCACCCATATCCCAAGGCACACAGCAGACAGTTAATTCCATTTGCGAAAAGTCATAACGCGAATAATCAAATTCGTTTGCGTATTTGTATACATCTACGTTTTGCACGTGTGGGAAATCACTGTCTTTCATATGCGGAAATTGCTTTGCCATTTTTTCAAACCTTCCGTTTGTTTTTTCATCACATTATAAAACGTGAGATAGAAAAGGAAAAACCCTGTGGCGAAACAGGGTTTTTCCCGATTGGAGCCGCGCTATTATGAAGGGGTGCGCGAAAGATGCAAAGCGATTATAGCACACTACTCGCTTGCAGTCGCTTCTTCCGTTTCATCGGTATAGTTGATGTACGGATCATTGGAAACGGCGCATTCTTTAGCCCCCTGTGCAGCAGGTGCCGTAACGGTAACGGTTGCGTTTGCCGTATGCTCGACAGTTTCGCCGCTCGGATTGACATAGGTAGCTTTGCCGCTAACGGTAATGACGTTTCCAGCAGCCAGACCCGTTTTCTGCAGATGCAGCATACCGTAATCATCGACATACGTTCTACTATTGAGTGCGACGCTTGCGGCATCGTCTGCAGAACTGGCCTTAGCAGTGACGGTATAAGTTGCGCTATCAGGCTCAACGGCAATAGAACCAACACCAGCCACATTATCAACAGTACCCGCAAGCGCGAATTTGGTTTGCACAGTGCCACCAATAGGAGCGGTATACGTGTTAGGCGTGAACGCTGCACCAGTGATTGACATTTCAATTGTCGGAATTGCAGTATCTGCATCAGTCGAATAGAGAATGCAATTTGCAGCAGGGTTAACACCAATCATCTGATCATGGAAAAGATAATACTTGTAAGTACGCTGTGCGTTGTTATAGAACGGTGGTTCGATGCCATACCACACATCACGCGCGTAAATGAAATCTTCAGACGTGAGTGCAGCGTACACATTCGGCAATGGGAATTCAGGAATAACGATCTTGCGGAAATTGACTTCAGCCTTATCAACATGGAAAAGTTCAGCGAGTGCCATAACATCTAGGTATGCGTCTACCTCGGGCGTAACCCACAAAACAAGCGTGTCGGTGCTTTCGAACACAGGTACATCAATATGGTTATAGCGCGTAGACGGGAATTTCATAGTTCCTGCATCAGCTTTAATCTTCACAAGCAGTTCTTGCGCAAGTGCCTTAGTAGTTGGCGCGGCAGTGATATTGTGCCTGAACAGACCACCAATACGCGCGTCTGCTTCTGCGAACATCTGCAACATGGTATTCATTTCATCATAGTTATCGCTGCTGCGCATCTGCGTCATAGTTGCCGCAAGCAGATCATCGAACGCATACGAATCACCATTAGAGAAAACACGCTGCATTTCGTACTTCGACCAGCTGAATTCGTAACGCCTGCCAGGCGAAACGGAATAGAACCACTCCACAAATTCGGGCTTTTCAAGTTTGAGCAGCGTTTCATCATCGACGCGCGTGCTATGCGCCTGCAGGTACTTAACGGCAACATGACGCTCGGTGTTGCCAAACTCCGCAGCAGGCTTTTTCAGCTCACGCAAGGGGTTTTCGAAAAGCTTGCTTTCGACATACGTACCCATAAGGCCGACAAGCATATTTGCGAACTGGTTGTAAAGATCGTGGTTATAAGGCTGGAAAAGCTCGTTAACAGCGCTTGCATAGCCAGAAATGCTAGGGTTGGGAATACGCTGCTGGAAATCGTTAGACCCTTCCAACCACGCTTTTTCGAGAATAGTGCTGTTCTTAACGCTCATATTTATCACCTTCTATATTCTTGTTCTCGTAACGTCTCGCGCCCATTTCGCGCCCAAGGTCTGCAAACGACACATAATCTTCTTGTTGCGTTTCTGCAGGTTCATCATGTCTGGTTGTTCCGTCCGTGACGCTTGCACCTGAACGCATAAGCGCGTTTATCTGATTTTGCAAACTCTTCGTGTGCTCTAGCAGCGTGTTAATCATTTCGCGTTGCTCTGCTATAACTGCTGTATCTTCTGCAGGCATACCCGCTGCAGCAGTGTTTGCATTATCAGCGTTTTCAATAATAGCACTATTCTCGTTTTCATGTTCTTCGATAGTTTCGATCGTTTCGGGCTTTGCGCTTTCGCTCATTGTTATCACCTTTTTCAAAATCAGGAAAGCCACACGACAAAATGCGCGTGGCTTTCGTATTAAGCAGGTTTAACACCGTCTCATATGTGCAGATGCTTTCTGCTTGCGTTGCTGGTGCCCACCACAGGCCGCATATCCAGTTCTACGCGCAAATGGCAACGATGATACCCGCATTACCTATAATCTACCACATTCGTTTGCTGCTGTGCAGGCTCTACAGGCTGCATCTGCTGTGCAGGCTGTTCGCGGTATGGCAGTTCGATATTATCCACAGTCACATCAAGTTTAGACCTCGTTGCACCTGTGTTCTTATCCTGCCATGACGAATAGTGCAACTTGCCTTCAATCGTCACTTTCAGACCCTTCTTCAACATGGGCGCGAGCTTTTCGCTACGTGTTCCTAGCAGCGTGCAATCTACGAAATTCGCGTAGTTCTCATATTCTCCATTTGCATTTTTGCGTCTGTCGTTGACTGCAATGCCGAATTCGCACAGCGGAAAACCAGAAGCAGTGACGCGCTGCACAGCGTCTTTCGTGAGATTGCCAGAAATGAAAACTTTGTTAATCGTCATCGTTCTAACCCTTCCTAATCTGTGAATTTTTCCTGCAGTTCCTGCAGTTCTTTCCTGATCGCGTGTATATCTTCTTTCGTCGGGTAGACCTCATGCAAAATACACTTTTCAACCACAGAAGCGACGAATTTTTCCGCAGTTGGTTGCGATTCTACGAATAGCCTGTGTTTGTCGTTGTCTATCCAATCAGCATAGATATCGCATGATACCGCTAACTTGCGACCTTCTTTTGTCATCGTGCAATGGAGCATATAAGGTTGCGCACTTTCGCTTACCTGCTCTACCCAACATGTTTTTACCTTCATAGCGTGTCACCTCCAATCTATCGCGCACTATACACTATAACTGTTTAGCATGTAAATAGGTTACTTTATACCGAGAAAATCCAACACAGTTAGAAACGATTCACGCAATGCTATAGATTCATACCGTAACGCGCCTAGATAAAAAAGTTCGTTTAGCATCTTCAGATGCGAATCTGTTTTCTTCAATTGCTGATAGTCGATAGAACTGTCCTTTTTAGTAATCGTGTAAACGTTTTTCGCTTGTTTGGGCAATTTGGAATTGATATAGATCAAACCAGATTTGTAATCGATCCATATAGCAAACGTCTGTTTGCAATACCGTATTGCAAATATGTATCTCGCATTTGGTGTTTTCTGCTCTATCTCACCGCCCGAAGTATCAGCGAATTTGTTTTCGAATATGATTGCAGATTCTTCGTTACCAGCAAGCATTCTGCCAACTAGCGTATTTGCCTGCATTTCTTCAGCGTCTACAGGCTCTACATAATGAAATAGAACTGTCTTGTTTCTATACCAATGATAACCATATTCAGGGATTGAGTTTATCCCTAGATAACGCAAATAAGGACACGTTAGATCTACCGCATTTCCCATGATATAGACTTTATACGGAATTGGCTTATCTGGTTGTTGTCTGCTGATACTGTCTAGGATATTCGCAAGTATCAGAAATTCGTTTTGCAGATATCTATGGTATCTGTCCTTGCGGTCTATAATTGCCTCATCGAATATATACCTATATACGTTTGTGTACGTGCGTTTCTTTTCCTGCTGAAATGCCGTTAACGCGACAAAATAGCAAATGACGTGCCAAACAGGTTTGTCATCGTCTGCAGGTTTTAGCGCGATATAGCCTGTATTAGATTCGACTTTGAAAACATAATCAGTAAAGAAGCCTGCATTTTGCAGTTTGTCGAAATATCCATTACGCACGCTTTTTAGTTCTTCTTTCGTTCTGCAGATCTCACAGAATCGATATCTATGCGCAATCCAGTCTTTCACGCATTGCAAGCGCAATCCGAACGTTTTACCGATGTTTTTAGCACCGCATATAACGCATATTTCCGCATTCGTGCCAGTCTGAAAAGAAAATGTCTTTTGCCAGTTGTAATATTCACGTGACAATTAGATCACCTAACCTATAGAAACCATCTGCAGCGATTATTACCGATTCAGTATTGACGCTTTCGTTATTATGTTGCGCTATGCGCATGTTTTCCCTGTTTTCCCTGTTGGCTGTGTCATTCAGGGTTTTAGCCATTGGATACAAACATATGGCTTCAGGCTCTGTAACCTTGCATATTTTGCCTGTGTGATCTGTCACATTCTGAAAAACCACATTTGCCCATTCTGGAAATTTACGCGCGTTCAGCTTAATCAGGTCGTGCGAGTATGTGACGTTATAACCGAGAAACAAATTGCAGATTTTCGCAAATGTCCAACCTTCGTTATATAAGCGTGTGGCTAGCTGGTTCACGCCACGCTTTGCAGGTATGCCAGCTAACGTGAATTTGATCTCTTTATCGCCTGTTCGCTTGTTCGTCTCAATCATGCAGTATGCTTTATTCCAACTAGCGCAATACTGCGATACAGCGAATTCACGCACATAGTAACCGATATAATCTAATGTCGAATAATATGCAGGGTAATTATCGCGCACACGCTTGCATACGTTATTTTTAGCTTTATCGATAGCTTGCGCATATCGCTGCAGATTCTTTTCTATCGTCTCTATTTCGGTACTATTGCAGATAAATTTGATGCTATCGGTATCACCGTTCACGATTGTTTGCGCATAGGGGTCTATAAGCTGCATTATCAGTATTTGCGCAATCCTAGACCAACCTACGATACGCTGCCCCATTTGATACCATGCCTTAGGCACTTTAGGCGCGTTCACTATACCGAATTCGCCTGTGTACGTTATCCCTGCTGCATCTATGACTGTATCGCGCCTATACTCGTTAGACGCTTCAATGCCAAAAAGCGCATTTAGATCTGCTTTCAGTCCGAGATAAGTGCTTTCTATCACTTGTTCATCAATATCGCCTGATATCATGCCCGATATCACGAATTCGGGTATTGCCAATTCTCGCAATCTATCAGCGTTTTCGATAGGTGTATTACCGTAATATGCTGCACGTGCCTTTTTGAATTCGTTTTTTGCGTCATAGAACTGCATAACCGATATAACAGCCATATCGCAGGGGCGCGAATATCTCATAGTCACGTATCCTGCAACAGGCTTAACGCTGCTGTATTCGTAAACCTGTGTTAATTCCCATATTGCCAGCTCTGTTAGGTACAGCACGCAACGTTTTGCAGAAACGAGTTTGCCAAATTCATATGTCGCATCTTCTGCAATGTCTTTATAGCCCATGTCGGCAATACGCGCTTTGAATTCTTCCCTATCCTGATTTTCTTCTAGCAGTTCGCTAAACACATAATCTTTGCAGCGTGCAGAAGCAAAAACGGGTATTCCGTACCTATCGAACAATGAACCTGTTTTTACTTTTAGATCGGTGAATTCGTATGCGGCATATACGGCAGTGGGAAAAGGCTTTGCGAAATGCGATAGCACGTATTCGGGCGTGATAGCTGCTATCGTGTCAAACACGTTTTGCAGCGTGCGCAAAGATGCTTTGTGAAAATTCGTCGGGTAGAAATGAGATACGATCTGCGCAGGGTGCTGCGAAGTTGCGTCATAACCATATACGCGCATCGAATCGTCATCACTGTAATCGAATACAACACTTGCATTCTTGCTAGCGCAAAACGTCAACCCTCCGCGCGTAGACGCATTGCATGTGAATAGCTCATCATCTGATTTGAATGCATTAGTGATATTGTTCATTGTCCAATATTGCCCAACGGTTTTAGATAAATGTGTTCCCTTCAATCGGTTAAAACGCTCAAAACGTCTGTATCTCACAACACCTGTTTTCGTCACTACACGTTTTCCCAACATTGCCAACGGTATATCAGGATTGAGCTGCAGCCAATAAGCCAAATAGCAGATAAGCGCATACACGTCATGTTTTGCATATGCTTTTTCTTTATCTGTTAATGGTGTTTCAGGTGTTCTAATGAGATCATAATCCCAATCACCAGATAATTTAGAATATCCGCATTCATCACCCATTTGCGCTAATGGCTTTTGAGTGAATAGCAGACTGTCCCATATAACTAAAACAGGTTTGTTTTCATCGTCTCTGATAGTGAAGCTAATAGGCTTTCTGCAGCTTTTCGCTAAAACTTTCGTGTTCTTCTGCGATAGATATGCGCTCAATCCGTACATATCGAACGCTAGATTATGGCAGGCGATAACAGGCACATACGGCAAATTACTATCTATAATCGCGTCTAGTCTCGCATAGAAATCTAGCGCGTGCCTGTATAAGTCGATGTGTACCAATTCTTCTACTGTTTGCGCATTAATATCAGCTATATCACACGTGAATAACCCTAGCTGATGCAATATTGGAAATGCAGTTTTGCCGTCTTTCGTGATGTAATTCGTAGTCTCGCTATCATATGCGCCTATTAGCCTATATGGTTTTTCCTCTCGCTTCTTTCGCACCATATTACGTTACCTCTGCTGTGCTACATTCGCCTGTATGCTTGTCGCTACATCGGTATATACCTCGCTTTGCTCTTCAGGCGTATACAGGTCTATACCTGCTTCTTCTAATTCCTCCAATACCGCTAGCAAATCGTCTTTACCGTAATAATCAAGTATCGCCTGATTGATATCGTCCGAACCTTCCCAAATCTGTTTTGTACCTGCATAGAATCTAGAGCCGATGTTCTCACGATTGAGAATGGATTTTGCGATATCGTCACGCGAAACATCTGCAGATTCTAGCGATAGATTTGATTGTTCTATCAATGTCTTTAACTTATCGCCTGTTGCTTTCTTCGTGCGTCTTTCCATGATATAGGGATCCAACTGCGTTTTAAGTTCCTGCATTCCCTTAGCCTTTGTTCGCTTGCTGGTCGAATCTTCGTATAGGCTTTCTGCTTGTTCATATAGGCTTGCTGCTTGTGTGCGCAGCCTGTTTCTCTCTGCAGGTGATGCAGCTTTTTGCGCTTGCTTTTCCAGCCTTTGCGCTTTACGCCTGTAACGCCTGCGTGCGTTATAGATATCATCTGATGCTTTGCGTTTTCTTGCCATATTAAGCACCTCCATAGTATATTAGGCATTGTTTACAGTATAAACCACAACGAGAGGACTTGAAATGTACGATAATCAGATAACAGATCCTTTTACAGGGTTGACTATCAACATCAGAGAATTCGCCAATAAAAATATGCTAATTGAAAACCCCATTAACAAAGAAACGGTAATCGCACATTACGATTACCTCACGAACGAATATAAAATACCTGCATACGCATTCGCGCATATCGAAACGTGCAGCCTGAATGAAGCTGCTGAATTGTTGGAAGTGACTAAAATGCGTGTATCCAAAATGTGCGCTACTGGAATACTTCGCAGTGCGAACGTTTGCGGTAGGGTTATCATAGACAAGTCTAGCGTGATGGAATATATGGAGAAAAAAAAGCATGATACCGATTGATTTTGCATTAACGCAGTTGGGAAAGACAGAAGATCCCAAAGGATCTAACAACATCAGATATAACACATGGTATTACGGACAAAACGTAGCTGGCTCTGAATATCCATGGTGCGCGGTATTCTGCGCGTACTGCTTCAACGAAACAGGCTATTTCAGCCTGCTAGCAGGATTGAAAAACAAAGCATCTGTGTACTATTGGGTACAATGGGCAAAGCAAAAAGGCATTTTCAAAAGCGCGAAAAAGGCACCTAAAAAAGGTTGGCTTGTCTGTTTCAGTTGGAGCAAAGACAAATCGACGTATGATCATATGGGCTTTGTGCTTTCGAATTATTCAGATACGCAAATCAAAACCATTGAAGGCAATACAGATGATGCAGTTCGTGAACGTATACGCGATAAAGCTAACGTAATCGGCTACATTGCCTTAGACGTGAAAGAACAACCTAAAAAATCTATTGACACGATTGCGCGTGAAGTCATCAACGGTAATTGGGGTAATGGTGCAGATCGAAAAAAGCGTCTCACTGCTGCAGGCTATTCGTATAATAAAGTGCAGAAGCGCGTTAACGAGATTTTGAGCAGGTGAATAAAATGATAAACATAATTGCCCATTGGCTGCAGACCATTCCAACAGATACAGCGCTATGGTGCATAGTTTTGGTGTTTATAGCATTAGATGTGATTGTAGGCACTGTGAAAGCGTGGCTAACTGGCACTATATCAAGTGAGAAAGCGCGTAAAGGTGTAATGCACAAAACTGGCTTTATTGTCGTTATGACGCTCTGCACGCTCATCGATATCGCGCAAAACGTCGCTGATATCGGTTTTTCCGTTCCTGTTTTAGGTGCCTGTTCTGTGATGATAGTTTGCTGTGAGATCTTCAGTTTGTGCGAGCATATCCAGCAGCTAAACCCTGATATTGATCTAAAGTTCTTGCATTCGAATCACAACGAAACGACAAAGTAGCCATTTAGATATTTTTCGATATATTCAAGTGTGAGCACTTCACCATAGAAAATGACACATTCATTGCCATCATCGTCTATATACACTTGTCTTGTGTGCCATCGAGGCTGATAGTCTCCAAGTCTCGCACAGTTGAATTCGACAGTTTTATTAGTTCGCTTCATAAAACATGCTCCATTTAGGTTTACAGTGTAAACAGTTATGTGTTATTATGTCTACATCGTAAGATACTAGTGAAGGGAAAGAAAGATGCAGGAAACGATCAAGAAAGAAAAGGCAACGAACTACGAAGTACATACTTATTTCGACCTTTTCAAGAATGGAAAGCTTACGTGCAAAGAAGAAACTACGCGCATTGTTGAAGATTTTGAAACTGCTAAAAAGCTTTTTGACCACAGAACGAAAGATCTGTTTTCACGTGTGAATTCTGTAGTTGATTGTTCACAGATCATAGCAGGTGCATATGTGGAGATCATCGAAAATACAGCAGATCCGTACAACGAGGGAAGCAGGCCGCTAACATTCCATATCGACATAGATTA